GGAGCGGGTTGTAGCCGATCTGGCCGCGAATCTCGTCCACGGAGAGCACGCCCATGTTGAACATCTCCCGCATGAACTGGCTGCGGGCTTCGTAGTCGCCGGCCATGAGCGACGAGACGTCGAACTCGACGAAGTAGTTGCGGTCGTCTGTGATCAAGTCGCGCCGGCAGGCGAACTGCCACCGCCGACAGTGCGGAATCAGCGAGAACGTCGCGAAGTCGATGGCCCCTTGCTCCACCGTCGAATAGCGGACGTTGGTCAGATCGCCGAGAAGGTGGAGAGGCACGCGGTAGGCGCGGCTGATTTCCTCGACGGCATACCTTCGCGTGGCTATCAGCTCGGCGTGCTGGTTGTTGACCGGGTCGTTCTTCTTGTGGAATCCGTGGGGCATGACCACGGTTTTGAATGCCTTGTCTGGGCCGCGGTGCGCCTCGTCCCACTGCTGCTTAAACCGCTGGAGAGCCTCGGGCTTGTGGGGCTGATCGGTTTCGATGTAGGTGCCGGCAGTCGCGCCATTCCCAAAGAACGCCGACGAGTGCAGTTCCGTCGCCCTGGCAAGGGCGATCGCGTCCCGCGCGAGCGAGGTCGGGACGTAGCCGGTCACGCCGTCGCTCGAGAGCCAGCGCAGATGGAAGACTTGATCCTGCCGGTAGAGGTGCGGCGTGGGCTTGCCTTCCTCGGTGTATTGATACTGAAGCCTGCCGTTCTCCAGCCGGACGATCTTCATGCGGCTGGCGTGGAGCGGCACCAGTTGATCCACGGCCCCACGGCGGCCCGGCTTGATGAGACAGTAGGCGTTGCCCCAGAGGAGCATCTGGCTCATCATCCACTCGCGCCACTCAAAGCTCGTCATCCACTCATTCGGTTGGTAGGCGAGCACTTCCTGGAGCGGGTGATCCTCGGCGATCTCCTTGCCGCCGCCGGAGAGCCGGCGGTAGAGGTTGAACGGCATCGACGCGACGCTCTCAGAGAGCACGCGGACGCAGGCGAGCACCGCGCTGCACGACAGACTGCTCTCCGGCGAGACAGGTACGCCGGCGACGGTCTTCTGGCTCCCGATGATTTCCTCGAAGACGCGGGACAAGCCCGACCGCATCTCCATCAAGTCTTCGACATCGGCGGTTTCTGCCACTAAAACACCACTAGTTCAGGGTCTGTCTCGGGGCCGTGGAGTTCACCGCTGGCGATGCCGAGTGCCATGATCAAGGCGACTGCGGCGTCGATGCGATAGGTCGAATGCGAGTGTTGTTTTGTAGGTTTTATGTTGCCGGCGTCGTCTACCTTGACCTGCACGTTCGACATCTGCCACGCCAGGCACGGGTTCGCGGCATACCGCAGTTTCTGGCTGATAATCAGCGTTTCCAGCAGCTTGGTGGGGGCGCTCATGGAGGCGAACCCCTGCCCAAACGGCTTCACATCAATGCCCTCCGACGTCAACTGGGTCGTGAGGTGCGTTGCGTTCCATCGATCAATTGCCACAGCCCGAACCGCATTCTTCTCGCAAAACGAGAGAACGTAGTCACGAACGGCGTCATAATCCGTAATGTTGCCTTCTGTTAGTGTAACAAAACCGTCCTTCGCCCATTGCCGATACGGCACCCGATCGGTCTTCGATGCCTTCTCGGCATTCTCCTCTGGGATGAAGACCTGACAGTGAATGTCGAAGGTGCCATCCTCGTCGGGCCACACCGCCACGAACGCCGTCGTGTCCGAAGTGCTCGACAAGTCGAGGCCGCAGTAGGCGACGCGGCCGTCGGTGGGCCGCAGGGGGCCGTCATTGGCCTGAAATGCCCCGTGTCGAAGCCACTTTGAATCCGACTGGAGCCACTGGTTCAAGTGGAGCGTTCTGAAAACGACTTCCTCGCTGGGGGACTGCTTCGCCCGCAGGCTCATCTGGTGGAAGTAGTCCGGCTTCAGCGTGATTCCGTAGTTCGGATTCGCTGCCTTCCAGGTTTCTTCGATGAATGGGTCGGCGTCGGGCGGCGCGGCGTAGATGCAGGGTAGGAACGTGTCATCATTGAGCACGCCGTCGCGAATCTTCTCAGCCCGCTGCCAGTCCTTGTAGCACGGCCCCTGCATATCCGTGCCGGCCGTCGTGATGTAGACGGTGAGCGGCTGGGATCGCGCCCCCATGCCCGTTTCCAGGACATCGACCAGCTCGCGGTCGGGGAAAACGTGGTATTCGTCGATCAAGACGCATGACGGGTTATAGCCGTGCTTGGTTCCCGCCTCTGAGGAGATGCAGAACATCGACGCATTCCGCTCCGGCACGACGATGCTGTTGCGGTAGACCTTGGCCCGGCGGGCCAGCGAGGGGCAGGACTCGAGCAGATGCTTGGCGGCGGTATGCAGGAGGCTGGCCTGGGAGCGGTCGCCGGCCGCGACGATCACCTCGGCACCGATGTCATCGCAGAAGACCATGTAGAGGCCCAGGGCCGCCGCGAGTTGCGTCTTGCCGTTCTTGCGGGGCAGGGCGAGCAGGGAGGTGCGGTATTTCCGCAGGCCGTCGTCCCGCTTCGTGTTGAGGAGCGTGTCGAGGTACTTATCCTGCCACGGCTCCAAGACGAACTGCTTCCCGGCGAAATCTCCGCGGGAATGCTTGAGGAGCGCGATGAAATCGCGGATGTCAACCACGCTTGGAGAGCAGGGCATCCATTGGGTCGGTCACAACCTTCTCGGCGTGATAGCCGAGTCTGGTACGGTCGGCCGGTGTCAGGCCCAGGACTGTTTCCAGTTGACGGAGTTGCTCATGGCTGACGTTTGCCTGCGTCATCCACTTGTTCGGGCGGCTGAATCGGAGGCTTCCGTCGGGAGCGAGCACCTCGACGTACCCGCTGTCAGTCTCCTTCAGCTTCTCCTCGGCTGTCTTCCAGCGATCCCAGATGGCGGCGTAGCGGGCGATGACCTCGGTGTCACTTTCGGCCAAAGTCCCCATTTTCTGCGTGTATCCGCAGACTTGAGCGAACATCGCCGCCGCGGCCGGCTTCAGGTAACTGGGCGGCTCCGGCGGCTTCTCGGGTGGCGTGCCGAGTTCCTCTCGGTAGTTTGCCTCCTCGGAGCCTCGCAGCTTGAGAACGTGCTTCGGTAGTGGGGCAGGGCCGCGTGCCATGACTGCTAGTCTAGGCTTGTAGGGTATTGCGGCACAAAGGAGTGCAGGGGCTTGTCTGACTTGAGGCAGTTACACTCCCAGCAGGCAGCCTGAAGGTTGGATTCAATGTGACCAGGAGAAGCCTTGCCGAGGCAGATCGGGATAATGTGATCAACCGTCGGACACCGCGGGTGCGGAGAGTTGGTGCCGAGCATCTTCGTGTATTTCGGAAGCAACTTGACGCCGCATATCTGGCACTTCCACCTATCCCTATCCAGTATCTTTTTTCGACTAACGGGCGTGTATGTGGTGCCGGAGCGTCGGCACCGCTTGCGAATGTTCTGGTGCCACCGCCGCTTCTTTCTTGCCCTCCTTCTCGCTTCTTCCCTGGATCGTGCTGCACATGGCTCGCAATACGGAGAATACTTTGATGGGCATTCTCCACACTTGGCGCACTTCCTAGGCGGCGCAGCGCATTGCTGGCACACCGTGCGAACGCACTTGTCCTGGCGTTTGGTTCGCAGAGAGACGCCACAGCCGCCGCACGCCGTGACTATCGGCCAGACATCTTCGCCCCACGACAAGAACCACCCCGCAATGCGGCCTGCGATCTCGAGTGGTCGCTGGGCCGCTGGAAGTTTTCTGCGGCGTGCCTCGAAGGCGCACTCGCGCGAGCAATACTTCGTTTGGCATGAGTAGTTTCCGCTCTTGTATATCTTCTTCTTGAATGGCTTTTCGCAGCACAAGCAGGTGTAGATCGTCGGCGGATGTACGCACACCAGCGAGCAGAATCTCTGGCCTGACTTTCCCCTGAATGGCTTGCCGCAGCGTTCGCAAGGTCGGCGGTCGCCAAAAACTTCGCCCCTGCCATCGTATTGGCATCGCCTTGAGCAGAAGCGACGCTTGTGCCGCGTGTGGAATACATCACCGCACCGAACGCAAGTTGCGGGCCTGGGATTTGTTGAGCATCTGCGTTTTCTTGCCAGCCGACAATCGTTGCAGACGGAGCGCTTTCTGCCCTTGCCGGCTGGCTGGCGAATGGGGCTCTGGCAATCTTTGCATCTATCGGCACCCTGTACCCTCGGCCGCATCGCCAGCCGCAAGCACCGATTGCTGCAATACTTCCGAGGCTTGACGCCCAGAGATGGCGGCACAGATTCGCCGCAGGTCGGGCAGGCTTTGGCATCCTTGCCGCCGCAGCGTCCTCTGTCGCAGGCCATTTCCGTAGCCTACAGGACACGTTTTTTCTCCAAATGGTCGGATTCAGGATTCAGCCAGCGAATTAGGTACACCGTCGGCCGCGTCAGCCCCTGTGGACAGGCGGTCTGCTACCTAAGCCCCTCCGTCGGGGGGTGCCCTACCGGGCGCTGGCGCCGGTGGGTATTTCGCAACCGCGATACCCTGGACGCAACGCGCGGCGGCTTGTCGTGCCAGAGTATTTCGCAACCGCGATACCGTCGAGCCGGCAGTATTTCGCGAACGATATACGGCCTTGCCAGTTGACCGCCGCGGCCGGAATTTCGGCACCAAAAACCGCGGTTTTCGCGGGCGTTGCGCCGTCCGTTTCTCAATTGCGAAAGTGTCCATCGAAAAAATTTTCAAGCCGCGCGCAAGTTTTTCCGATGGAAAGCGTAGTCTAGTTGACGCTATGGTTTCCCTAGCGTAGATTAGATCGACCGCGGCGGAAACCGCGGAGACATAACTAGAGAAAGGCCGAAACAATGGACCCCAACAAAACCTTTTCCGATCTCCTGAACGCCGTCGCGATGGACGATACCGAAACCGTATCGGAAGCCGCGGAAAACCTGCTGCGATGGATCGACCGCGGCGGCTTCCTGCCCGACGAGCTCGAGTCTATCGCCGCCAATCTTGCGAAAACCGTGAAAGCATACGGCGACGATTGCGAGTCCTTCGATTTCAGAATCTATCTGACTGATGATGGATGCTATCGCGCGGCTTTCGGGGGCGCTTCCTACGATCAAGACCATCGGGGGTATTGCGGCGCCGGCTCCGTTGCCGCGGGCGCTACCCTGGACGATTGCCGCAAGGCCGTAGCGGCTTGCCTGGATGATTCTATTGAGTCTTACTTTTCCGCCCGCTAGCCCACAAAAACACACAATCCCGGAAACCGCGGCCGGTTCAATTCCGCGGCAATTCTTGAACGTGAAAGGGTAGATAAATGAATTCCACGAAAACCGTTTTTCAAACTGTGGCCGGGGAGCTGTCCGCGGCTTTCGAGACTGCCAAGCGTACCAGCGGGGAAACCTTCTACAGAATCCGCGAAACCGCGCCGGATTGGATTCTGTCCGACGATGACCCTTTCACGCCCGGTCTACTGTATCGCGTGCACGCGGCCGTCGATGATCGCCCCCCGTGTGATTGGGTTTACGAAATCGCGAGCCGCGCGGCCGATTGGGCGACTGAATTCGAAACCGTGGAAGATGCTCGCGATTGTCTCCGCGATTTCGCGGACGGCGCCGTAGACGTCTATACGGCCGATCTATTCCGTTGGGCGGAAAACGGCCGCAACCGCGACCTATGCGAGCGCGCCGTATCGGAATACGGGCAACCGGGCGACGGTTTCGATACCGATACCGTTTCCCGCTGGATTTCCGGCGGTCAATTCCTGGGCGCGGAATGGATTGCCGCTGCCATCCTGGACGCGATTGACGGGGAAAGCCGGCGGCGCGATTGATTGCCGACATAACCCGCCGCGGCGCGTTGCCGCGGCGGGCGCTCGAAACCCTGGACGATGAAAGGCCCGAAACAATGGAAAAGGTATTTTGCGATTGTTGCGGCGCGGAGTGTATCCCGTCGGGATGCACGACGGGATACGGGAAAACGCCCGACGGGCGCCGGCTTTGCTTTCCATGCTGCGACCAATCGCAGCGGCTTGAATTCTCCGCGGCCGATAGGTTTTCGGCCTACGTTTCCGGCGACGGGAAAAACGTCACAACCTGGACGGGGGGCAAGCTTGCCAGTGTCGTCGGCATGGCGCGCCATCGCGGCGGGTTTGGGGGGGAGTATTTCACGGTTCAGGCCGTCGCGCCGAACGGCGCGCGATGGTACGGCCGCGGAGCCGGCGCCGGAATGTACGTCAACTTGCGGCGGGCGAAAGCCTAACGGCGCCCCCGCAACCGGCGCCGCCCGCGGGCGCCGGCGACGGGGGCGCCGCTGGCGCCGGATTGGTCGAAACCCTGGAAACGGAGACTATAGAAATGCGCAGATTCAACCGAGACAGTAGCCCGCGGGAAATTGTCGTGAAGTATTCCGCGGCTTGCGCGGAAACCGGGAAGCCGCTCCCCGCGGGCGCCGCGGCGGTTTATTACCCGCGGACGAAAAAGCTTTTCCATCCCGAAAGCAAAACCGCCGCGGAGTTTCGCTCGCAAGCCGCCGCGGCCGCGTTTTGCCTAGGAGATGCGAACTGGTGAGCGGCTCCCCAGCAACCGCCGGCGCCCGCGGCCGGCGGCGACTGGGGCGCCGCCGGCGCTCGATTGGTCAAACCCTGGAAACGGAGACTATCAAAATGGAAACGTCAACTGGCAGCGGTTTGGAATATGTCGAAACAATCGCGGACTATCTCCGCGAAAACCTAGCGGCAATCGAAAGCCGCGGCGAATTGTCGGCCGGCGGGTTTTTCGCTCGCGATACCGTCCGCGATTGTTTTGTGGCAATCCCCGGCGGATTGGTCGCGCGGGTTTTCGCGCGGCGGGATGGCGCCGCACGTTGGCGCGTCGAGAGTGTCGAATTTCTGGCAACCATCCCCGGCGGCTTTCATTTTGCCGGAGACGATGAAAGCCGCGCGGCTTGCCGCGAAATCGCGGCGGCAATCGAGGAACTAGACCGCCGCAACTAACGCCCCCCCCCCAAACGTAACAAGCCGCGGCGCGTTGCCGCGGCCTGGATCGACGATACCCCCGAACGTGGAAACCAAAACCGATGAAAACCATCGAATTGAACGCAACCGCAACCGTTGGCGATACGGTCTACATTGCCGGCCGAACCTGGACGATTTCGGAAACCGTATGGCCGGACGATTGGAGTCTATGGGCGGATTTGTCGCCAATCGAAACCGATTTACTTGACGCCATGGCGCCATACGCTTTCCTGTTGCCGTCGCGGCAACTGGCGCCAGTGTCAATCTACCCCCGCGGGATTTTCCACGGCGCAGTCCGGCTCGAAACAACCGGCCGCGCGGTCGTGAAGAAAAACGGCGCCGCCTGGTTACGTTGCCGGCTCGAATTGTGGGACGGGGAGACGACAAAAACTCTCCGCGGCTTGGTTTGCTTGAAGTAGCACCCCCCGAACGTAACAAACCCGAAACCCTACCCCCGAACGTGGAAACGACACGATGAAACCGTCCGAAATGAAAGAACGCGCCGCCGCGGCCGGCTTGGATTGGCCCGCGGTCAAGGCTATCTACGATGAAATGCGAGCGGCCGAACGCGCATCAATCGAGCGGCCGATTGAAGCGCGGCGGATTGCCTTTGCTGCCCTAGGACACGGACACGGTGGCCGCTGGAAGCTGGCAAACCGGCACGCGACGACCGACGGCGATCTAACAAACGTCCGGCATTTCGACGACGTTGCCCGCGAACTAGCGGCAACGGAGTTGCCCGAACTAGGGGCGGACGATCCCGCGGCGGAATTGTGGGCGCTTGTCAACGGAGACGCGCCCGAAATGCCCCCCGCGGCGGAAACTTTCGAGCGCGCCCTGGATCGTGCGCGGCTCGAAGCGCCGCGGGCGCCAGTATCGCCGGACGATCTATTGCCGTTGCCGCTCGCAGCGTATACGGCCGACATATCCGAACAATGGTTGCGCCAGCTTGTCAAGGATGGAAAGGTAGCCGGCTTTCGCGTTGGCCGTTGCTGGCTTGTGAAGCGCTCCGCCGCGGAGAGTTTCAAGCGCCACCCGACGGCCGGCCGTCCGCGAAAGGAAGCCGCGCCTTTCTAGCCTACAAAAACACACAACCCCCGAACGTGGAAAACCGGAACCGGCCGCCGGGTGTA